CGCTCAGTCCACCAGCTGCGGCAGTGGAGTTTTTGCCCCACATACCGTCTGCCGTCACGCCGTAATAATCTTGCATCTCCTTGATTTGGCTTGCCGTCAGACTGCCATTGTTGTAGTTGGTGCCGCTGCCCTGTGTATCATTCCGCCCGCCGCCATAGGACATATAATCCGTGTAGCTGCTGTAGCGTCCCTTGTTGCTGCTGTACAAGCTGTAAGCGGCTCCGGCGTCCCGTCCCCCCGCCGCCGTTGTGGATTTACTGCCCCAGATACCGTCAGCCTTGGTGCCGTACCAGCTCTGCATATCCTTGATTTGTTGTGAACTCAGTGCCATTTTTCTGGTCTCCTTTCATCCTAAGCATAGCGGCCCCGGCCCCACATCGGGTGGCCGGGGCCTTTTCCTGTATGTTTACTTTTCTGCGGTATCGTTCTTGGCCAGCTGCTTGCCGATCTGGTTCACGCCGGTGGCCGTCAGGCCGGACATGATGCCCACCGCCACGGCGGTGAAATAGTCCTGCGCCGGGAACTCCGGCATACCGAACAGCAGCGCCAGCGCGCCGATGGCGCCGCCGCACACGCCGCAGACGATGGGGATCCACTTGTCCTGAAGAGGACTTGCTTTCACGATCATGCCGATCAGATAGCAGATCACGATGATAGCGGCCACAGTGGCCACGCCGATGGTATTGATAGTCTCGTTCATGATGGTTGTCCTTTCCGGGCCTTTAGCCCTGTCCGATGATGTTATGTACGTCTCTTTCCAAATCCGCAATGCGGTGATTGGCTACCTTGATGCTCTCGCCTACCACGGCCAGATGCTCCTCCAGCTTATAGGTGCGCTCCACCAGGTTGTTGTGCTTGCTGACCTTCTGCTCCAGCTGCTCAAGGCGGTAGGCGATCAGGGCGGTGCTTTTCCGGTTGGCCAGATAGCTTCCCGCCAGCGTCCCCGCAAGACCCAGCAGCGCCACAATGATGGCTTCCGTCATGTGACCTCCTCCCATCCATATACACCCGGCTCCCACACGTTGTTGTCACAGGTGCTGCGCCATGTTTTGCCGCCGTGTGTCACCTTGTCGCCTGTCATGTAGGGGTTGGTGCTGTCTGGCTGCTGCCACGCGGGGATGACGGCGGGGTCGGGGATCAGCACCTGTGCCCACAGGCTGGGCGCGTCCGCCGGGTTCCAGCCTGACTGCGATGTGTGGGCCTGTAGGCACTTGTAGACGTATCCCCCATACAGCCGCCGGTCTCCCGCGGCATAGGCCGCCCCCTCGCCGTCCCACGGGCGGTAGAGCAGCGGCGCTGCCGCCGCCTGTGCGTCCGTCAGCACCACCGCTGCGGCATCCATACTGGCCCGAATGGCCTGGGCCTGCGCCATGATGTCAGTCCTCATCTGTCACCACCCCTAACGTTTGCAAAGCCGCCTTATACTGCTCAATTTCTTCCTGGGCGGTCAGGACTTCTTCGCCGTCCCGGTAGAACTTGCCGTCGCTGTACGTATCTCCAATACCCACCGGGCGGTCATGGAGCGCTACTGCACCGGGGAAATCCCCGGCGTTGATCTCCCGCAGGGCGATGACGTTGGTCACCGCGCCACCTGTCACGATCGCGTATCTCATGCCACCACCTCCTTGTGCTGCCGGATGACCACGATGCCGTCGGCAGGATTAACGCTGGTGCTACCTCCATAATAACCGCCGTTGCCGGAGTTAGGTACGGTGGCTTTCAGGTTTCCGCCTCCGCCGGAAGCGTAAAGGTCGCCGTCCGCTTCGCCAAATTCGCGGGTGGTAGTACCTTGGCCCTTGCCGCCATTGCTGCTGAGGGAGCCGGAACCATTTGCTCCGTCACCACCATCTATGCCACCACCACTGGCAGCATAACCAGCACCACCGGAGCCACCATTGGCACCGCTCTTTACAGAGGTTTTGCTCCCCTTAACTGAACGTTCGCCGCCATTTGCTACTGCGGCGAACGCCGACGTTGTGCCACCCTTTGTGGCGGCAGTGCCGCTGTAGTTACCATTTGTGCCCGCCGCACCTATCACGAGGGGATAGGCGGTATTGGCCGCCAGCACCACAGACCGTACTGTGGTGGTGTAGCCTGCGCCACCAGCACCGCAGTAATCACTGCCACTACCACCACCGGCACCTAACAGAAATGCATCAATCACCATGTCTTTTAATGGCGTGAACGTGCCACTGGACAGAAACTTGATGCGCCAGTTGCCGCCGCCGTCGTCCAGCACCTGATATGTGCCGTCGCCGCCCGACCAGTTGAAGTCCTCGCCGATGATGGGCGCGGAAATGGCGCTGCCGCCGGAAAAAATACCTTCTACCTGAATCATACCATCATCACCTCCACAGGAATATCAATCGTGGGCACGGTGCCCGCCGCCTTGACTGTCAGCGAACCCGCCGCCTGTGCCGTCACACGGGGCTGCGCCGCGCCCCACGCGGCGAACTGCTCGTCGGTGGCACTCTGGGCGATGCGCAGGCTGCCGTTGGCCGATGCTGTCACGCCAGAGACGGCCAGCGTCTGCACGCCATTGCTCCACCCCGCCGCCGTCAGCGTGGCGGCTTTTGACACAGACTTGTCGGCCTTGTCCTCCACCAGCTTGTACACGCTGTTCAGCGCCTTGGGGGTGACGGCCTTGTCGGTGTCGGTGCGCTCGTAGCTGTCCACCAGATAAGTGATGCCCTTGCTGCCGGTGCTGGCGCTGGGCAGGCTCACCGCGCCCAGCGTGTCGGTATCGGTGAAGCCCAGATACTGACCCTTGCTGCCGGACACCTCCACCCCGTCGCCCTTGGGGCCTTGGGGGCCGGTGGGGCCTTGCGGCCCAGTGTCACCTTTGGGGCCAGTGGCTCCGGTGTTGCCCTTTTCCCCTTTCGGGCCCTGCGGGCCTACCTCGCCTTGCGGCCCGGTTTCCCCTGTATCACCTTTTTCACCCTTGGGGCCTTGGATTCCCTGCGGGCCCTGCTCTCCCTGTGGGCCAGTCTCACCTTGAGGGCCGGTCGCTCCGGTGTCACCCCTTTCTCCTTTGGGACCCTGAGCTCCTGTCTCGCCGGTGTCACCCTTTGGCCCTTGCGGGCCCTGTAAGCCTTGTGGGCCTTGCTCTCCGGTTTCTCCCTGCGGGCCTTGCGGGCCCTGAATGCCCTGCACACCCTGTGGGCCCTGTGGCCCCTGCAAGGCTCCGATGCTGACCCAATCCTCGTTGGACTCCGACCAGATATAGAGCTCCCCATTGGCGCTGACCTGAAACGCGCCGTCTGTCCCGCTGGGGAAGGCCGCTCGCAGCGCCGACAGTGTAGGATAAACGTCGCTGATCTCAAGAGACCGGCCATCGTCACCCTTGTCGCCCTTGGGGCCCTGGATACCCTGCGGCCCCTGTGCCCCTGTCGGCCCTTGGATGCCCTGCTTGCCCGCCGGTCCCTGAATCCCCTGCGGGCCTTGCGCTCCTGCCTCGCCTTTTTCACCTTTCGCGCCTGCCGTGCCCGCCGTGCCTGTCTCGCCCTTTTCGCCGCGTGGGCCCTGCGGCCCCATTACACCGGCTGGCCCTTGCCTGCCCTGCAAGCCCTGCGGGCCCTCCGGGCCTTGCGGGCCGCGTATTCCCTGCGGCCCCTGATCGCCCTTGAGTCCCTGCAAGCCCTGTACGCCCTGAGCACCCTGTGCGCCCTGTACACCCTGTGGCCCCTGCGGGCCGCGCACGTAGACGGGCGCAGGAACCGCGCCGCTGGCGCCTATCCGGAAGCTCATCAGACCTGTATCCTGATCCACCTCAGGGATGATCGCATAGCCTGTGTCGCCCTTTTGCCCCTGAACTCCCTGCGGGCCTTGGGCGCCGGTAGCTCCCGTATCGCCTTTCTCACCCTTCACGCCGTGTACGATGGTATAGGTCTCGTCATTCGACACTTCGCAGTTGTCAAATTTCAGTCTGCTGCGCTGCGGCAGCAAACTTCCGTCCATGCTGTAGATCAGATGACCGGAGGAGGCAACCTCCTCCCAGCTCACGCCATCCGCTGAAACCTCGATGTGCTTGTCCGCATTCAAACGGATGTGCTTCATGCTTTCACTGCCATATTGGATCAATCGCTCGACCCCCAGCGCCACCAGTGCGTCGATCAGGCTGTTATACTCGCCCTGAAACGCTTCTCGGATTAGCCGGTCGAATACCTTCTTGTTCTCCTCCGGCGTCCCGTTCAGGATCGTCGGCGCGGCCACTACACCCTTCGACGCAATGTCGCTGTCTTTCAGTTTGTGATCTGTGATCGCCATAGGTTTCTCACCTCGCTATCTCTTATAGTTGCCGCCCGGCTCCTTGAACTGCAAGCCGAAGGCGTACAGTCCGAAGGGCTCGTTCAGTACGTTGTTTTGCAGCCGGAAACGCACCTTGTCCGCTTTCTTGATCTTGATTTTTCCGAACAGCGTCCGGGGCGTCCGGTCTGTGGAAAATGTGAATTTGCTGAAATCGATATAGCGGAAGCTCCCATCGAAATACCGGGCTTTTGTCCCGCTGGAGAACACCTGTTTCCAGACGCCCCGCACCTGTGCGTAGACCGCCACGCCGGTGTTGATCGCCGCTGCCAGCCGTACCGCCACGCCGGTGAAGGTCTTGACGTGGAAGAAGATCTTCCCGTCAAAATCGCTGGTCTCCCAGTAGGCGTCAATGGCCTCTCCGTTGTCGTTGTAGCCGGTCACATCGTCCACATTGGTGCCGAAGCGGCACAGTCTCCCGTCCGCCGTTCCAAAGCACAAGGCGTCGCCGTCCAAAAACAGCACCGTAGCCGGAATCCCCGGCCAGTAATAGCATTCGTATTGATAGCTGCTGTAGGGACTGTTACGCTCATAGGTCTTTTGCTGCAAGTCCAGCAGGTAGATGGTGCCACCCAGCGCCAGCGCGTAGAAATCACCGTAGATACAGGCGGACGCTTCCCGCTTTCCTGCCGCTGCACGCAGGGCGCTGCCGATGTAGTAGCTGCGCTCCTGGCTGTATTTCTCGCCGGTCAGCTCCTCCGCCGTGATAGCGAACACACCCCGCTCCGTAAGAAACAGCGGCTCCTTATCGGTGCGGCAGAAGGTATCCGGCGCCACGGCATCCTGTCCTATCATGGTATTGCTGACCCGGAACAGGGCGTCGCCGTCCTCATCCAGAGTACCGCCCCGCACCACCACATTTCGTTCGTCGCTGGCTCCGTTGATGAAAGCCGCCAGCGTGTTGCTCAGAACGGCATAGCCTGTCACTTCGCCGCCGTCCCGCACCAGCTTGGTATAGCTGGTGTCAGGGAAGAAGGCGGGATCCTCGAAGTTGCTGTACCAGTCGATGCCCGGCTTGGCTGCGTTGCCGCTGAGGAACACCCGGTCGGTGCTGCCGCCTACGCCATATACCGCCGCGATGGTGCATTTGTTGATGGCATCCAGATAGTCCTCCCGCACCTTGCTGGCGGTGATCTGCACATTGTCCTGTCCCTTTACGGGACTTTCGCCCGGCGCGGTGGTGAAGGTCACGATCCCCTTTTCCCGGTCAACGGTGAAGTCGGTGTTCTCCACCTTGTCCACCCAGTTGCCCTCCGCATCCAGAATCTTTGCCGTCACGGGATCGTCGCTCAGTTCCTTGGTGGTCAGCTGGTACTCCGTGGCGTCCGCCGTTCCCAGAAAGCTTTCCGTCCATTTCTTCCCCAGCAGATTCAGTCCCTCGTATACCTGCCCGCCGCCGGTAGGCCGCCGGGAAATGATGATGGTGGGCACCGTGGCGTTGTCCGCCACCGCCGACAGTGTTTCGCCGTCATATACCTGATAGGTGGCGCTATCCAGCAGGTACAGCTTCTGGTCAAATACGAAGCTGCGGCTCCGGGCGTTGGCCATGGCCCCGATCTCCGTCAGGCGCCATGTCCCCTCCGTGGCCTTCACCAGCCGGTAGAGCTTTGCTCCCGCGTGGATCAGCGTCTCCTCCAGCAGATGATGCACCCCATTGATGGCAGCGCCCTCCGGGGCCGTCAGCTTGGTGGTATATCCCATTCGCTTGCGCACCTTGCCCACCTGATCCCGGATCATGTTGGGCGCCGCTGGAGAGCGGGACTTGTCCACGTTGCTGGGACTGTTGTTCAGATCCACGCCCCGGAACGTCTCCACCACAAGGCTGTTGCGGGCTGTCTCGCTGGGTACGTTGAATTGCGCCATTGCTTAACACCACCCTGTCGTATACCGGGCCGACTCGGCCCGCAGGCCCACTGTGCCCGCCTGCCATGCCGCCTGCAGCTTCTGCAAGCCGTCCTCATACTCGTTGCGCAGCACCGTTGCCATGGCCAGTTCATCCTCCTTATAGAGCTCTGCCGCGATGTACAGGGGGATCAGCGCCGCCGCGTCGGGCGGCATGTCGATGGTCTCCTCGTCCGGCGTCTGGGTGGTGATGGTCTGGGGATAGGCCCGATACCATACGGTGTACTCCCCCGTCACGTTGCCGGGGATCACCAGCACGTCATCCCCCTCGATACTCCAGTCCTCCGCCACGTCGTAGATGTTGCCGTCGTCCAGCATCACCGTGCCCCGGTCAATGCACCGGAACCGGGGCAGATAGAAGCTCAGGCTGATCTTGTAGCGTTTTTCCACCGTCGGAAGCGTCAGCCTTTCCGTTTCCACTGTCTCGTCAGCGCCATCGGTGATTTTGATGTGCCAGTCCTTCAAAATGGGCCGCCCCACCGCCGCGATCTGCTGCATGGCCTCGTTGGCCTTGCCGGGCATGGCGTTGATGTACTCCTGATTAATGTCGTCCACCGTAATGACCACACCTTCATTAGAGAACATGGTTTGCAAGGCAATCAGCTTTACATCGCCCCAAGTCATAGGCGTTCCTCCCTTCCGTTCTTCAAAAAAGGCCCGGTCATGAAAACCGGGCCTTTTTCCGCGCTATGTACTCAGCTTAGGTCAGATCGGTGCCGGTGCTCATGTTACCCGCGCTGATGAACCGCCAGTCCACGAAGCCCGCGCCGAAGCGACTGAAGCCCTTCCACACGTTGTTGTCGTTGTTTTCGTCCAGAACGGAGCGCACCTCCAGCTTCACACGATCCTGGAAGATAGCGGCGTCCGCCATCTGGATAAAATGGCTGTCCAGCAGGAAGAACGGTACGTCCGTCTTGCCCAGATCCTTCAGCGCCTTGGTCATATACGGATCCACAATCACGTTCCACCGGCCAAACTGGTAGTTGTAGGCGTTGTTGGCCGATGTCGGCTCCTTGTCCGCGCCGATAGCGCTGAACACCTTGTCCTTCAGTGCCGCGTCGTTGGGGATCCAGATGGTGTCGGGGGCCACCGCCAGCAGCTCGCCGTTGTCGCCGGTGCGGTTCTGCATCTCGGTCTCCATCTTGCCCAGCACCGTGGCACTGAAAGCGCCCTTATAGAGATTGCACTGCTTCGCGCCGTTCACCTTGTTCACGTGCTCCTTGTGGAACAGGTTCAGGCCGTCGGCGCTGCCGCACTGGAAGCTCTTGCCGCCATAGGCAACGGTGGTGCCGTACAGGCCGCCGGCGTACAGCGCCCGGCCAAACAGCTCACGGGTTCTGCCATAGCTGGTGATCAGCTGATTGGCCCGCTGCTTCATGGTGCCGATCATAGCGTCCTCCATCAGCTCACGGGTCACAGCGAAGGAGTTCTTGAAGGTCATGTTCTCAATGTCCTTCTTATAGGACTCCTGGAATCCGGTCTTGGGGTAGTCGCCGCCTTCCCCCACGGGAACAAAGCTGTCCATGGCCGTCTCCGCGCTGTAGCGCTCGGCCCAATGACGGCTGGTCTCCATGCGGAACAGGTACTTCAGCAGGCTCTCCCGCTCAAAGGCCTCGCCCCGCTTCTCCAGATAGCTTTTCAGGGGCACCTGGCAGTTGCCATAGATAGAATCCACCAGCCCGCTGCCGATGGATACGGTACAATAACCACTCATGTCTCATTTTCTCCTTTCTTAGAATCGCACCACCACGCGGCTGCCCACAGTCTGGCCGTCGATGGCCAGCACCTCGGCCACGCCGTTGGTGGTAGTGGCGGTGACGGACGCGCCGTCCGTGTGGATGGTCAGCTTGTTACCGACGCTGACCGTGGCACTCTCCGCCGGGGCCACGCCCAGTGTGGACTCGAACTCCATGTAGTCCTGCACTGCCACGCAGGGTACCTCGCCTATAGCGTTGACGGGGCCCACGCACACATAGGCGGGCTTTGTCGCGCCGGTACATTTCGTCACCGCGCCGCTGGCCACCTTCAGCGCCTCGCCAACGGTGTAGGTCTCGCTGTCAGTGGCGGTCTTATACTCGATAGGGGGCGTCATACCCACCTTCATTCTGCTCAATGCAAACATGCTGCTTTTCAGCTCCTTTCAAATCGATCCTGTCATTGCGAGGAGACCGCAAGGCCGACGCGGCAATCCGTTCCCACCTGAACATAGATTCCCACGCCAGTGTGCGCACTGGCTCGGAATGACAAGGCCAAAAGTCATTACTTTTGTCATTACTTTCGATACGCCCCGTAGGCTTTGGCGATCTCCGCGTCGGTGGCGTCCGGCATAAAGGCCCGATATGCCTCCTTCTCCGCCTCTGTGGGCTGATAGGGGCTCTCCCCTGCCGCAGCGGGCATTCCCGCCAGATGGCCCTTGCCACTGGCCCGGTTGATCCCCGCCTGACGGGCCGCGCCCAGCCGCCGGGTGTCGATATCCTTCCGGTTGGCCAGATAATAGGCCTCCTCGATGCTCAGTCCCTTCTGGACGTAGGCGTTGAACTGTGGCCCTGTGGGCATGGCGGCAATGTCCTCCAGACTGCCCACCTCCGCGCCGTACAGCTGCCGGATAGTCTCCACACCCTGCCGGATAGTCTCCTGCGCCCGGTCGTTTACGGCCTTTGCCTGTTCCCGGATGGAGGCAAGCTCCTGCCGCTGCACCTGCTGCCGCAGGGGTCGTACCGCTTCGTCCACCATGCTGCGCACGGTTTCCGGGTCAATGCCGGCGCTTTGCAGCTGCGCCGTGCGCCGGGCCTGCCGGTCAGCCTCCTGATAGGCCCGGTAGTCTGCTTCGCTGCGGATCGGCTGTCCGGTGTAGGGGTTGTTCTGGCCGTGGAACATGTCCGCGTAGATACGATCCACACGGGCCTGCGCGGCGGCCTCCGCCGCCTGCTGCTGGGCTTCCCTTTCCCGCTGCCTCCGGCCGTAGGCCTGACGGCGGCGTGTCTCCGCGTCCTGCTCCTGCACGGTATCTTCCGCCGGGGCGGGATCGCTCTCCGCGCCGCCTGCACCGTTTCCATCGGGTGCGGGAGCACTCTCCGGCTCCTGCACGTTCTGCTCTGTGCCGGTGTTTCCGGTGTCGGTGTCTGCGTCCGCTGCGGGCATATCGTCCTCCACGCCAAAGGCGCGGGCGAATTCTTCCTGTGTCAAACTCATGTGTTCCTCCATGTTTCCGCTCTCGGTGCGAAAGCGCCCCTTTTCCGCCGGGGCCAAGCGAAATGTTCCGGCCGTGCCGGTAAGTGTTCCGCTTTTTCCGGTTAACATCCGTTTTTCCGGAAAATATGCGCGTAAGCGGCCTTAAATCTGCGAATCAGGCGGCCTTACTTGTTCTTCTTGGCGGTGCCGCCGCTGGTGCCGGTACGCAGGTCGTTGCCGCTGTAGCGCACGTTGCCCTTGGGGGCGGGCGCAGCCTTGGCGCAGGGTGCTTCCACCCGCTGGCTGCCCACGTTGGCGATCTTGCCGGCATAGCCGCATGTGTTTTTCTTCATGTGTCCTTCCTCCTTTCGTGGGTATTAGGGTTTTTCCCGCTGTCCCCAAGCGAATGAATGTCATGTGTAGAGGCTTCGCGGCTCCGCCGGACACCCGACTTGCGTTCGGGATGCCCGGCATGAAAGAAAAGAGGAGGATATCCGGAGCGGGGAGTGCAAACCCGCCCGGCGCAGCCGCGAAACTGGTCTATGTGAAGATTCTTTGCCTGGCCCTTGTAGCGGATGCTCCAGCGAAAGGCCGGTCGCCCTGTTGCGGTGCCCAAAATTTCCGCGCTGCCTTGCGGCGGACGCTTGAAATTTTGACCGCTGCCACTCGCTCACCTCGCTGTATCCGCCACAGGCGGCGCTCGGATCGCTCCCCCGGCGCAGCCGCGAAGCCGCGTGTTATTTTTCGGTATCCTCCGGCACCTCCGCCTCTTTAGCCCTTGTCAACCGCCGGTCATAGCGACCGCAGCGCTTATTACGGCAGACGTACTCCACGCTTTCGGTGCCGTCAGGCCCGGTGACCACCTGATAGATCATCATTTCCAGTCCGCATTCCGGGCAGGTCATACCATGCCGCCCCCTTCCATCATGGCGGCGTCCATAGCAGGCGCCGCGTTCATACCCATGCCGCCCGCCTGCACCGGCGCTTCGGCCATGGCTTGCTGCTGTTGGGCGGCGGCCTGCTGCTGGCGTTCCAGCTCCTCCTCGAAGCTGCGGCGCATGTCCGCCGCCAGCGGATAGCGAAGCTTCTCCATCTGCGTCCAGAACCGCAGCAGGGATGTCACCTCGTTCACCGGCCCCATGGCGCCCTGCTGGAAGTTCATCCGCGCTTCCTTCCACAGAGCCTGCCGGTCGGTGGCCAGCGGCGCGGCGCTGTCGCAGCTGAATAGAAAATCGGTGTTATACTGCCACTCCCCTGCTTCATCCTGATACAGAAAATCGTGGCGGTCGAATACCAGATATTCCGTCTCCCCGTTCTCGTTGGACTTATGGAGCCACCTCGGTTCCTCACAGTAGGCCAGAAAAAACTTGAAGATCACCTCAAACAAGTCCTGATACATGGCCCGCTTCATCACTCGCTTGCTCTCCAGGCGGCCCGCCGCCTGCTGGGCGCTGAACTCCTTGGCCACGGCGCTGGTGGCGGTGGGATCCTTCCGGCCCTGCAGGCTGTCGGTGATGCCGATGGTCTGCCGGGCCTCCTCATAGACCTGTGCCCGAAGCGCCAGATCCATGTTGATATCCACCTGCGTGTTGAACGTGTGGATCATCTGCATCTTGTTGGGGCTGTCCACCCGCACGATCCGGTTGTCCTGATCGTTCACGATCGACACCCCGTCCCTGGGCAGTGTGGTGAAGCTGCCGCCGCCCAGTACCTTGGTCTTGATCTTGGTGGACAGCTGGTTCATGGTGTTCTGCTGGTCGGCGATGGCGTCAATGTCGCTTCCGCCCAGAAATCGCCCGAATTTGCTGACATTCTTCCGCACCACGATGGGATACACATCCGGTTTGTAGTAGGGAATGCGGGTGGGAACCATTACCGGCATGTACCGCACCGCCGCCGGGCCGTTCACGGCTCGCAGCTGCGGCAGCACTCCCGCACCGTCCGTCAGCGGCTCCAGCGCGGGCTGGCCGAATTCGTCCCGCTGCTCCGTCATGGCGGGGATGGTGGTGCCATTCTGCGTGACGATATCCTCTGTCAGCTCCTCGTACTCCTCCACCTCCACGGTAAACTTGGTGCTCTGGCAGTATCGGCAGCGGTGGCCGTCTCCCACCTCGCCGCAGGCGGCGCATTTCTGCACCCGCCGCACCTGATAGTCCTCCAGATCCTCCACCACCGTGTCGTTCACCCAGCGGTAGCGGCCAATGCCGCCCTTGCCGTTGCGGAAGTAGCACGTCACCAGCGTCACGATCTCGCCGCTGTTGTCGGGGCTGTCCCCCAGCCGCCGGGCGTCGGGGTCGGATTCGTTCTCGTTCTCCTCCAGCGCCACGCCGAAGGCATCTCTGATCTGCCGCCGGGTGGCGGGCGATTCCAGAAAGATCCAGTCCATATCCGCCACCTGACTGACGTTGGCCTGAGGGATGATCCCTCTGGGATGCATCATCGTTACCCGCAGGTCGCCCATCCAGTCCTTGCCGCTGATGCCGTCCTGCCAGTCCACCAGCAATCCGTGGCCGCCCTGCACGAGGCTGATGCGCTCCCCCTCATCGTTGAGCCGCTCAAAGGGTAGCTTGTCGATCACGTTCCGCAGCAGGTTCTCCACCACGTCCGCCAGATGCTCGTCCTCCTGCCGGATGGCCGTCACCTTGGGGGTGGGGATATCACTCTCCACCTGCGCCTCCACCAGCTCAAAGGCCACGTTCCGCACGTGGCTGGCCCGGCCCGCTTCTGCTTTGGCACCGTCCGGCCGGTAGATGGTGGGATCGCCGTCGTAGATACTCTCCCGCTTCCCCATCCGGTCAAGCTCCGGCTGTATGGCCTCCTTGGCCGTCTCCAGCCTGTCCTGCCATTGCCGCAGCTTCCGCAGTTCCTCTCGTTTCATGTCCATCCTCCTCAAAATTCCCGGCCGCCGCCGGAAAGCATCGTCTCGTAGCCGTCGGCGGCGTCCTCGTCCTCGCTGCGCTCTATGCGCTCCAGCATACCGTTCAGCATCCCAAGGGCTTTCAGGCAGCCTTTAGAGTCAAATTGCCAGTCTCCGCTCTCAATGTAGTCCCGCATATTGCTGTCCCATTGCAGCACCGGCGTGGCGGCAGCGCACCGCTCATACACCCGCCACACCTCCACCGCCAGCGAGTGGCGGGTGATGCCCAGACTGTCGAACTCCTCCTTCAGCAGCGCGTCCCGATACTCCCGCACCGCCGGATCCTTCATGAGCCTGCTGGCGGTCTGGGCGGCGCTCTTCTCGCTGTACCCGGCCCGGATGGCGGCGCGCGTGCCGCAAAGGTCGATAAGCCATTCATGAACAAACTTTTTCTGCTTTGCCGACAACTCTTTCATGCCTGTCCCCTCCGCAACAAACTTCTTCATGCGAATAGTCTAACACGAACGGAGTGCCCGTTATCGCCAACATTGCCACCGCTCCTACGCGCAAAAATACACGTATTCACACGTATATTTCCCTTGACATACGTGTGAATACGTGCTAAAATTATAGACAAGAAAGGCGGTGATGCTGTGCGATACAGCGAGTTAGAGAAAGAACTGCGGAAAGCCGGATGCAGCGTGTATCGAGAGGGAGCGAGCCACTGCATATGGTACAGCCCGATCACCGGAAAGCGCTTCTCCGTCAGTCGGCATAAGACTGAGGAGATCGCCACTGGGACGCTCAAGTCGATCAAAAGGGCGGCAGGGCTGCAATAATCCGGTCGTCCCCGGATATAATGCAAGGGAAACACTGTCCAAAAGAAGAAAAAAGGAGGTCATACACATGGCAAAATACGTCTATCCGGCCATTTTTACACATGAGCCGGAGGGGAACTATTCCATCAGCTTTCCGGATGTGGAGGGCTGCTATACTTCCGCGGAAACACTGGAAGCGGGCATTGAAATGGCATCTGACGCACTCTGCCTGATGCTCTACGATATGGAGGAAAACGGCGAGACGCCGCCTCAGCCCTCTGATATGCACCAGCTGTCCGTGGAGGATAACCAGCTGGTCACGCTGATCCGCTGCGACACGGTGGCCTATCGGAAGTTCTACGACAACCGCGCCGTCAAAAAGACGCTCACCATTCCCTCTTGGCTGAACACGATGGCAGAGAAACAGGGCGTCAACTTTTCCATGGTGCTGCAAAATGCACTGAAAGCTGAGCTGCGCATCTGACAAGCAAAGCATTACCCGAAAATGAGAGGTCTTTCGGCCTCTCATTTTCGTTTCACCTCCCAGCTTTCATAAAAATTCTTTCGCATCCGGTACAGGCTGCTCTCGCTGGCGAAGTGCCGCAGGGCGATGGCCGTGATGCTGTCCTCGCCGCACATCACCTCCCGCAGCGCAGCATCATAAGGCCCTCCGCATTCGCGTAAGAGCCTGTCGATCTTATTCTGCATCCGCTTCGGCTGCTGGTCATAGGTCAGGCAGGTGAAGCGGATAAAGCCCTGCATGTTGCGGCTTACCCGCACCCCTCGGAGCTTTTTCATGCTTCCGCCTCCTCGCCCTCCTCTCCGGCGCAGGCCACGGCCATCTCCTTTCGCCCGCCGATCTTCCGCGCCGGGTCTTTCTCTCTGGGTATGTAGCGCACGAAATTGACGCCCAGCTCCGGCTCGTATCGTGTGCCCGGCAGCGTGGTAGCGCCCGCCGGTACGCGAAGCTGAGTCGGGGTCAGCACATAGGTATATTCCACCTTGGGCTTCTCCATGTTCCGGCTGCTGGTGTACTTCTTGCCGTCCGGGATATTCCGCGCCTGCCGGATCAGATACAGCGCCAGCGGATAGTAGTCCTTCTGATCCCGCAGCAGCTGCACGTCCACCGTGCCGCGTCCCCAGGTGTCGTCCAGCGGCTCCCCGTACAGGGTAAACGTCCGATCCTCCATCCGCAGTCCCGCGCTGTTTATCACGATGTGGCAGTGCAGGCGCACCGTTTCGCCGGTCTCGCCGTCCACCTCGCTGGGCACCAGCACCCACTTGAGGATATCGCCGTGTTTTTTCATGCGTCGTGCGATGCGGTCAAGAAAATTCTTCGCTTCCTTCACCGCGCCCTCGAATGTTCCGCCGCAGCGTTCCAGCGCCTCGTCGATGAAGGTCAGCGTCAGCAGCGCGTCGCCGTGGGTGTAGTTGCAGTTCAGCAGACGGGCCAGCGCCAGCACGGCCTGCTGACGGTTGTTCTCCTGCTTCTTCTCTCCGCTGTTGCCCTTGATCCGTGCGCCCCGGCGTGAGGGCTTCCGGCCCACATAGCTTTTGCGGCGCTCCACCACCTGCCCGCTGGTGATCTTCTTGACCATATACCATCCCTCCCGTGATATCATTGCGCTTTCCTCCCCTGCCTATTGCTTCATCGCCCTGTTGCGGTGCCCAAAATTTCCTCAGTGGCTTTTGCCCTCGTTGTGCCATCCGTTCAGCAACCACTTGCGTTTTTGCTGAACGGGGCACTGCCTTGAAAGCGGCTTGCTTTATCTGCCGCCGGCAGCGCTGCACCGCTTTCCCCGCTTCATCCGCCACTGGCGGCGCTCGGATCGCTCCCCTCCCGTGTCCTCACGCGTATAATAAAAATCAAAGACGCCCGCGCACAGGCGGAACCCTTCGCATTTCTCGCATCCGTCATAAGCCGCTTGCGTTTTTCCGAGCCATCCGGGCGGCGACAGTCCGCCCCGCTGTCTCTCGCAAGAGGCTTTGCCGGTAAACTTAGGCGTTTAAGAGCCCCGCAGATACGCGCGTGCGCGTATTATATATAATGTGCTTCGATCTCTCATAGCGCCGCCCCGCCGTGCCTACGTCCGTACCCCACGCATCTGCGCAGGCCTTCGGCCAAGAAGGGCGGCATTATCAGATATCGAACATTATTTCCACACCACCGCCCAGCCCCGGAAGGGGCTGGGCTTTTCTCTTATTCCAGCGGCTCCGCCACCAGCTCTGCGGTAGGCCCTTGATCCTCTCCACCGATGGTGTAGCTGATCCGCAGCGCCATGCTCCGGAACCGCTGTCCCTGCACTGTGACGGCGGCATGTCCCATTTTGCCCGCCAGCGCAGCAGTCAGAATGTCATGGAGCTTGGCCACGGTCACATAGGGCTCGGCGTGCCCGCCGACCATCTCCGCGCTTTCGGACTGTTCCTTGCCGCCCGTGTCGTGCTCCGCCGTCTCCTGCGGGGCAGCCGCTTTCCGGTTGGGCTTGATGCCCTCCTCACGCCGCCACTCGGCAAACTTGTGAGTGCCGACGCCCAGCGCGGAGGCGGCCTCCTCGTCGGTCATGCCCTGCTCCAGCAGTTCCCGCGCCGCTGCGGCGTCCACGTCGATCTTCCGGGGATTGGGCTTTTTCCGCTCCGTCGGCTTCATTGCGCCCAGCTGTATCAAAACCTCCTCGATCTCCTTTTGAGAACAGCCGTTCAGATCGGCCAGTACTCCGATCTGCGCCTTGGGGTTTCTGGCCGTGCGATAGCTGGCCACGATCTCCTTGGCGCCCATAGGCAGTTTTCTCTCCGCCATGGTCATTCCTCCGTCATTTCCAGCGCTACCTTACTAGCCGCCGCGATACCCAGCCAGTTGGTAGTCATGGTCATGCTCTCCCGTACTAGCTCGGCGGCCAGTGCGCCGTAAGCGTCCGGGTCATTCTCCCGGATGGCCTTCCACATGTCCTTCTGCACATTTTTGATGTTCTTCAGCAGGTCGTCGCACTCCTCCACCCGCTTCCGCAGGTCGGCCCAACTTTCCTTATCGCTGGCAAAGCCCCGGCCCCGCTGCTCCGTGAGGGCGGCCACCTGCTCGGCCACCGCCGCCTGCAAATCGGCATATGCTTTTTCGTTACCCATGTTCATTCCTCCACCTTCACCACATAGGCCCCGTCAAAGCCCGCCGCCTCCGCCTTGGCCCGGAAGGCCTCCGCGTTGGCCAGTACCCGGAACGCGCCGATCTGTACCCGGTACAGGGCGTTCTCTTTCTCCTCCGGCGTGGCAGGTTCCGCCGGTGCGCCGCTGTCATCCTCGGCGGGCGGGACGTAGGCCACGCCGAAATACTCACAAATCGCCTGCACCGTCTCCTCGGCGATCTGCCCCATGTTGTCCACCAGCCACTGGGCGTCCTCCGGGTTGTCGTGGAATCCGAATTCCGGCAGCACCGCCGCCATGTGGGTGGCCCGCAGCTCATAGAGATTGGTGCTCTCCACCAGCTTGTCCGGCGCACCCGGCGACAGCGGCGCGATACGATCCTGGATCAGCTTGCCGATGCGGCGGCTTCGGTCGCTGGGGTAGCAGTGTACCCGCGTCCCCGCCGCCTTACCGTTAAAGCCGTTGGTGTGGGGCGCCACGTGCATGTCACTGGGCCAGTTGTTGGACTCCTTCACCCGGTCGTACATGTTGCCGTACTGGGCGTTGATGACCTCGAAGCTGCCGCACCGCAGCAGTCCCCGCTCCATGTAGTCAGCGCAGCGCCCCATCTGTTCCTTCTCATTGGTGGTGTGCCCGTTCCACAGTGCCGAAGATGCGTACACATTGCTGGCCCGATCCTCCGGGGAGATGTAGATTTTGTATTTCATTTCTCGTATACCTCCATCACTCCGAGGCCATACTGAATGGCGCAATAGTTTTCCACGCGGCACCCTCTGGCGCTTTTCCAGTCGGGTGCAAACACGGCCACGTCCGCCGTGCTCAGCAGCTCCAGCGACTTGCCCAGGAACCACAGCGGCCTTGCATCCGCCGGGGCGTTTTCAAAGAAGCTGTCGATCACCTCAATGTCCTCGCCGTAGCGTTCCCGTGCCTTGGCGATCAGGCGCTCCCGCTCGGTCTTGATCTCCTCGTTGGTCTTGCCCTGCATGGGCTGGCTGATAAAGATTTTCATAATGCTCTCCTTTTCACTATTATTTTTTTGCGGCCTGCACCGCGTCGCACCACGGTGCGAGCGGACAGCCCTTTTCATTTTGACGTTCCGCCACTGTCTCGGCGAGCCGGTACTTTCTCAGCTGTTCCTTCAGCTCCATGATCTCCTCGGCGTACCGTGCGCACCGGTCTGTCATCTCGTCGATCAGATCGGCGGCGGCATCCGCCATTTTTCGGACACATTCCGAATCATACGGATATTCGTTGTCAAACGAATATTTGGCACTAAGTGGGCATCCGTCGCAACTGTCGCTCGCGCAGCACCGCAGCGTCCTCACGATCTCCTCCCGCGTGGGTTTCTTTTCGTTTTTCATGGTGTCCCTCCTTTTTATTGCATTTCTTGATCTGTCATTGCGAGGAGCGTAGCGACGTGGCAATCCGTTTTTCTTCTTAAAGGGACGGATTCCCACGCCAGTGTCCGCACTGGCTCGGAATGACACCTCACGTCCGCGCCCACTTCTTCTCGAGATACTTCCTTGTCTCCGCGTCGGCCCGGTTGTAGTCCTCCCACATGTCCGGCGTCCAGTGGCTCTTGTCTCTGCCGGGCTCCTCCACGGTGTATTGCTGCTGGCTTCTGGCCATCTGGGCGATGGCGGCGGCGATCACAAGGTCGTCGTGCTGGCCCTCCGCCGCCTGCGGCTTCCGGTTCTTGTCGTACACAAATACGATCATCTCCCCCAGCGTCCACCGGCTCCGAATCACATGGGGAGATTCCTCCATCACCGTGTGCAGCTCCGCCAGCATTTGGGGCCGGGTGGCGGGTGAGGTCTGCCACCCGAACGCCTTTACCATGGCGTTGGCGTAGGTGTCGAATCGCTCCCGCTGGTAGAGCTTGGGATAGTTCCATTCCTCCAGCTTCCGCACCGGATAGGTGCCAAAGTTGACCTCGATGGCGGCCAGCGCCGTGTTGTAATACCGGCCCAGACAATACACCTGCCGGGCGTAAAGGATCTCCGATTGCCGCTGCTGCAATTCTGCCACCTGTTCGCCGGTGCGGTTGTCCAGCACATGGGCGGTGAAGCAGTCGCTGCCCTCCCCTGCTGTGTCGCCGCCCAGCACATAGGGCACGCCCTTCTCCGGCTCCTTCCAGATGCGGACGGCGCCGTCAGCGGCGGGGGTAAACTGCCAGTTCCGGGGCTTCTCGCCCTGCTCCTCCGGTGCGTCGTAGGTGAACCACCCGGTAACCGCCGGCTCCGGCGCGTGCATCTGCTGTACGGCCAGTGCCTGATTATCAAAGAACGGCGTACCGCTCAGCAGGAAGGCCTCCGCCGGCGTGTTGGGGTACTCCTGCCGGAACTCCTCCACGCTGCCGCCGCAGTTGGCACGGATGCACCACCGCCGCCATTGCAGCTGCTCCTCGTCCAGTCCGAAGTCCCGCTGGAGCTGCCGCTCCTCCTCTGTCCACTCCGTGCCGGGCGGCACCGCCATGCGGTAGCCTTTTTCCAGATACCACGGCAGAAATACCGGTATCCACTCGTTGGTGCCGTTCTCCGCCCCGTCCCACAGCTCCTTGAAGTGGTCATAGCCGTTGGCGGTGGATTCGATCACCACCATCGTGCTGGGATCGTTGGGCACCGTCTGCATAATGCCCAGCAGCAGATCCTTCTTGTCCTTCGGCCAGAAGGCATATTCGGAGATATGTACGTTGGTCAGCGTGTCCGACCGGCCCACGCTGCCGCTGCCCGCCGTCTGGCACCGGATAGAGCTCCGCAGCCCCGGTCTTTTGGCCTTTTCCTTCGGCTCTCTGGTGGGGTTCTCAAAGACCAGCTCTTTGGCGTTGCTGTTCTTCCGCATGGGCTGCATCCGCCGGGGCAGGCAGTCATAAAAGAGCTTGTTCATCTTGAACAGGTTGCCGGTGGCGCCGCTGTCATGGGCCACGATCAGGGTCTTTACATTGGGCCGCGTCACAGTGTCCTGAAACATCAGCGCCTCCGTCACCGTGGAAATACCCTCCTGCCGCCCTTTCAGTATGATAATGCGGATGGGCTTGCCCAGAGCCGCCTGCTGCCGGATCACGGCGTACAGGTTGCTCTGGGCTTCGTTGAACCGCAGCGGCACAAGCTCCTGCTTCTTGTTGCGGATCACCAGCAGGCTTTCGCAGTATTCTTTCGGATTCCGCAGATTCATGCCGATGATCCCTCCCTTTGTGATTTATACGGCGGGGCTGGCGGCTCTGCCCCGCCCTTGCCTCTCCTTTTAAGGAGAGGTGGCGCGAAGCGCCGGAGAGGTTGTCGTAGGGTGGCCTGCTCTCATGCCGCCGCGTACTTTACCCAAGCCCTAATGTTTTCAGCGCCTTTTCCAGCTCTGCCGCGTTACGGATGCGGTGTCCCTCCATGTCAACATCAGATGCCGAAAGATGGTGCATGGGAAATTTTGATGGATGCTACGGCGGCATAGCCGCCGAGATCGGAACTAAAAACATGCCACCGGCATGTTTTCTTAACGTTCCGACGCCCCTTGTCAGCGGCGCGGCCAGCGTGGCAAAATCGCAGAGGTATTCTCCGCCGGTGTGCTGCCATACGCATTTATGGCAGCGGGGCTCATGTGTTTTTTTCATGGTTTGCTCCTTCGGATTTCCTCGTGCAGGCTTCTGCGTAACCTGCCCTGTTGCGGTGCCCAAAATTTCCACGCTGCCTTACGGCGGGCGCTTGAAATTTTGACCGCTGCCACTCGCTCGCTGTGCTTCATCTGCCACTGGCAGCGCACAGCTCACTCCCCCGCACACTGGGCAAATCATGTCTTTTTCTCCGGTGCAGCAACTTGAACCCCGGCATACAGTATGCCATTGAGCATCTGATAGCGGATCAGGCCCTTGGCCTCCAGCTCCTCCATCAGCGCCTCCTGCACCTTCCGGCGCGCCTCCGGCCCGATGGCGTCCGGCTTGTCCACCGTCAGCGGATCACAGACCAGCTTGCCCTGTACCTCCACCAGTTCAGTGGTCGAGAGCATCTCAACACCAAATCGAACCGCATTCAGCTTTCGGTTCTGAGCCGGACTATTTTCGGGTCGTATCTGTTTTTTGATCTCACGCTCAACATCGCCGCGCAGAACATATGCGATTTTAACTTTATTCATCAGGTGTTTCCTCCAACGATTTGATATACCCGGCCGCGATATTCTCAAGGAAGATGTTCAGCGGTTGGGAAAACACGATTCCCGATGATATATAGCTTACAGAAAAATGAATCTCCTTCATTTCCTGTGGGCGCTCCGGGACGCTCACGTCCAGCATGGCCCCGCCCACTTCACACGGCAGAATAGCCACGCGTCCGGCCGCGTCAGCCTCGGCAAGCTCCCGCAGCCGGTCAACCGACTTTTGCGCCGTTCCGTTGGTACACCCACACACCCGGCAGGTGCTGATATCTGTTTCCGGTGCCCAATCGCACATTCCGCCGCATATCGGACACTCTGCCATCTGGCCTTTCGGGCCAACAGGATCGGGATGCCCGCCGGAGCCATGCAATGCCGCCAGATTGAACCGCAAGCCCTCGTTGGCCTGCCGAAGCGCTTCTATCTCCCGCTGCTGGTTCTCGATCAGGTCAGCGGCGGCGGAAAGGTCGTCACCCAGGGTAATAGGTGTCTCCCACTCGTTGCCTGCTGCCCACTCCGCATGCTCCCGCAGCGCCGCTACGATCTTCTCATGTGTCATACAGCCGCTTCCTCCTTCCCTGCCAGCCGCTTCCGGTACGCTGTCACCAGCGCCCTGGCGCGCCACAGCGATACCTCGGAAAAGTCCAGCTCACAGCCGATCTTCGGCTCCACGCATCCCTCGGCGCTGCCCTCGGAAAATTCATGCTGTATGAAGTCGCTTCCGTCCGGAAACGAAAGCAGCCAGCCGTCGAATAGGGGCTCGATTTCCGCGTCGATACCGAGCTTCCGGCAAAACACATACAGCGCCCATATCTCAAAGTACCGGTTTTCCTTCATGGATTCCCAGTACCGCAGCTTCGCGGCTCTGGCGTTTCTGGCGTAGCCGACCCCCAGCATGGCCGTGCTGATGACCACCAAAATGACCAGTAAATACAATTTCCACGTCATATAGCGATCCCTCCAATCTGCTGGCTCAGGGCCTGCATGGCCCGGCCCAGCTTCTCACGCTCACCCTCAGGCTGCTGACGAAGCAGCTCCGCCAGAGCGTTCACGTTTGCCACCGTCTGGTCGAACAATGTTTTGAACTTAATAAGCCCCTCGTTGCCCGACGCCGCCAGCTTCTTCCGGGCGGCCTCTGCCTCGGCCTTGTAGCTCTGGGCGGCGTCCAGCGCTGCGTCCTTCTCCTTGGCGGCAGCGGCGGCCTGCTCCTCGGCTTGGCGCACCCTCTCCTGTGCCTCCGCCAGCGTCTTTTTTGCCTTCTCCACCTGTGCGGCCGCGGCCTTCTCCGCCTCAAGGCGGGCGGCGGCGATCTGTTCCGCGCTGGCGTCCACTGTCTGCACCGCCACCTCCACAGGGCGGCTGCGCAGCTCCTCCAGCTCTTTCCGCACCCGCGCCAGTTCCTCCTGCGCGGCCAGCGCGGTGTCCTTGGCCTCCTGAATGTCAACGGCGGCTTTTTCGGCCTCCTCCCGTGCGGCGTTCCGCTCGGCAATAGCCTTTTCCAGCTCCTTCACCGTCATGCTGGAAACGGTCTTTTTCTCGCCGTTCACACTGTGCTTTTCGGCGGCGAAATCCTCACGCTCAGATTCCGGCAAAGCCAGTAATACCAATGCTTTGGAGACACTTAAATCCGCAGATAATGCGCTTTTCCCGTACTCCTTCCACAGCCGCATATACTGCTGTGCGCTGCGCTCGGAGAAGGCCACTTTTTTCTCCAGCCAGGGCAGCCATTCCCCGTGGGAAAGCTGCTCCTTTGCCTCCACCAGCCGCTTACCGATCTCCAGAATGGCAGACCCGGCCTGCCGCTTGTAGAAGTTGATCTCCTCGGTGATGACCTCAATGTCCCGCCCCTCAAAGGCAGCGTCCATCTCGGCCAGCTCCTCCGTGGTCAGGTTTAATTCTTCGCTCATGCCACATCCTCCTTGTGTTTCTTTTTCCCACTGACTATCTCCCGCAGCCACTCGTTCACGAAATCAAGCACAGTCGGGTTTTGCTCGTAACTCTCATTATGCCGGGTACGGCACTGGATCACCCTTCGGTTCACTAGCTCCAGCGTATAATAGGGCCTGTCCGGTTCATCCAGCCGCCGGATGAAAAAGATAGCAGTCTCTCCGTCTGCCATTCTGTCGGCGTAGCCGCCCACGCAGTGATGTAGGGCCGCCCCTTCCGCAATAAGCTCGTCCGCATCGTCCGCCGGACGGATCAGCAAGCCGGACGCCTCATAGCGCCACTTTTGCAGTTTTTCCGCCTGCTTATGGAATGCGGGCCGCTTCGCTTCATTGGCCTTGTGCTTCACCATCTGTATGGTGCGCTGGTGCGCTGCGTCAAGATCCTTTGGCAGCAGCACCGCCCGATCATCCCGATCAAGTCCCAGCGCCACGCAGTCTGCCAGATAGTCCCGGTATGTCTCCTCCGTATGGGAACGGAATGATCGTCTGTAATATGCAGTGCTTTTGCGGCGCTCCTGTTCCTCTCGGTCAAAGCGCTCCCGCTCCATTTCGCGCTGCCGCTCCAGCCAGCTGCTAATACGCAGAACCGGTGCGTGTCCCAGAGCCGCCGCTACCATGTTGACCTGCATCCCACTTTCCAAAAAAGGCTCGATCTCTGCCTCCCGGAGTCCTCCGTTTTTCACCAGCGCCCACAGGTCGCCCACCAGCTTCATGCGCTCCATGCTCCACTCTACAGGTGCAAGCAGCTTCAAAAGCCGCTGCGGGAACCGAAGCGCCTCAGCGATACTGCCCGCCTGCCATTTCACGGCATAGCGCAACTCTTTTCCCACACCTACACCTCGTTGCTCAATCAGGGGCACATATCCGGCCTTGTAGAATTTCTCCACCGCCGGATAGCGGGGCCAGTCCACGATCACGCGCAGAATATCCGCTTTGCATTTCCGTCTTCTTTCCTCCACGGCGGAAAAGTCCTCCAGCGGGCAGTATTCCAGCGGCGTCCCAACCACCTGCATCTTCCAATCGTCCGGCAGATAGAAGTAATATGCACCATCATAAACGTCCGTTACGCTGTTTACCCGCGTCCAATCATCCAAGAGGAAACGCTCCGACCGCATCATGCTTACCTTATATTTCTCCTCGTGCTGCCACTTGGCCACACGACTGCCCCGCAGCATCCATCTGGCCGTTTCCTTCAGCCATTGCGGAATATCCTGCCATTGTGCCGTGGGATCTCGTTCCAGCCGCCACTCCCGCAGGAACAGCACGCCGTCCTCCCGACCGCGCTGAAGTGTTACCACATTCTCCACGGTATCGGCGGCAAACATCGCGCCGCCCTTCAGAACGTTCTGCACGCGCACCCCGCACTCTGGGCAGTAGCTGATCCGGCCCTGTGCGAAGCGTTCACTTGCTGACGGGGCGCGTACCTTCTGCCGGCAGCAAAAGCAGGTGCCGCGCCAACCGCCCTTTTCGTACAGGATCACTCGGTCTTCTTCTAACACCACCCGCTGGATGTAGTCCACCAGTCCTTCCGGCAGTTCCCTTGGACACAGTGTCACATCATCGTCCAGTATCTCGCCGCGAGCCAGCTTCTCCGCCTTTTCCTCCACGGCAACGGTTTCCTCCACCCAGAGAGCCAGCTCTGGCAGATGGTGGTTGCTTGTTTCACCCTTAGTGCCCAGCCAGCGTGTCAGTATCGCCTCGTCCGCCGGGATGATCTCCGGGCAGCAGCTGCCGGGGCGGGTGGCCATTGCGGCATACATGGTGTCCGATAGGCTTCTGCGCTTATACGCCCTGTCACCCCGCAGCGTTACCGCCGCTGTTTGGTACTTCTTAGAGCATACCAGCCGAAAATCCTTCCAGCTGGCACTGCACCAAGGGGATTTACCACGCTTGACTTCATTCATGGTGAATGTCACCACCAGTAGCCGCTGACCTTCTACCACCGGCTGCTGCACCGCCACACGGAAGTTCATGGTGTCGCTTCCTGTGAACGGCTCCGGCCACGGCATGTCCCGTACCTTCTTCGGTATCCGCATCATGACTGCCGCCTCCCTTACAGGAAATCCGACAGATTCAGTGATACCGCCGCAGGTGCCGTCGGAACGGCATGAGCGGCGACGGAAGCGCCGCTCACACCGGCCATGGCCCGTTCCTGCGCTCTGGCATCCGCCGGAAAGCCAAAATACTTGTCAATATTTGAGAATACTTCATCCGGCGTCAGCACAGCACAGTTGCTTACCGCTTTTTTCTGTGCCGCGTTCCGAACGGCGGTCACGGCGCCAGTCAGCGTTTTTCCCTCGGCCGATGCCTTCTTCTCGCAAGCTTCGTCTGCGCCGCAGCGGTCTATGATGTAATGGCCGATGATCTCCATATAGAGATCATCCGGCCTTTTCTGCATTTCCGTGTTGATCTTTTCAATCGCACTCATAGATATCCTCCTATTCTTCACTGAGATTTTTCCCGTAAATAATGCTTTTTCCAGTACCGCCGCGCAGCGGCCTGTGCCTCTTTTTCTTCAATGGCCCGCAGCTTCTGGCATGGCTCGCACTCCACGCCTTCGCCGTTAAAGTGCCGCTTGCACCGGATGCACACGTTCCGCAGCACCTCGCTTTTTCGCACCAGCTCACACTGGCAGAAGATCTTCGCCCACGGCACGCCCCAGAACCGGGCCGCCTCCACCGTGGCCTGCTCCCAGTCCGGTGCTACCACCGGCACCTGCACATGGCCCGGCGCCGTGATGAACCATAAATAATCCCGCTTCCTTGCCGTCGCCACGGCTATCACCTCCTTTTCTGTCATTGCGAGGAGCGCCGCGACGTGGCAATCCGTCACTCCTTCATCGCTTCCCGTGGTTGTGCTGGTGCCGGTAATACTTGTTCCGCTGCTGCTTCGCCCCGGCGTCCAGTATGTATGTCTTTTCCGACTGTTCCGCCCGCAGGTCATAGAGCTTGTCCCGTTCTGCCCGCCATTCGGCGTACCCATGGGAACACCGTGTTGTGCATCCGGCGCCCCTGTCCGGGCAGTCCTTCACACAGGGGCTGCCATGGTAGCCCTGGCCGCTCATTTCCGGTTCTCCAGCTTGTCCACCAGGCGGAGGACGCCGCAGGCCAGCCGCCACGCCCCCACAAACAGGCAAATGTACGTCAGCGCCGTCATACGTCCACCGCCCCCATCAGCATCTCGTCCCATGTGGTGATCCGATCGGTGCCCGCCACCTGCACCTGATACTGCCAGTAGCCGCTTTTTCGCGTGGCCCGCAGTACCGTGCCCTCCGGGGGATGCCCGCCGTTCTCCTCACAGGCTCTCGGCGCGAAGTTGAGCACCCGGTCGCCCTCAGCAAATTTTGCACCCCTGCACTTTTTCTTCCTGCCCATCTGATATCCTCCTTTGTGTATTCCTTTTATGGCTCCCTTGTGTAAAGGCGCCCCAGTGCGCACACTGGGGTGTGCACAGCTGAGCTGTCAGCCGCAAGGCTGACTGAGGGATTGTTCTTTTGGCTCCTCCACCGGGTAGAAGTGCGCCTGCCCGGCGAACCGCACGTTCAGCAGCGTCACGTTTATCATCGTGGCCAGCCGTGTGCGCTGCTCCGGCGTCAGCGTGTCCACATCCGTCTCCACGCCGTTCACCTTCACAAACGCCTTTACCGTGATGGGCGGCCGTTCCTTCTTCGCCATGTAAGCGTCACTCCTTTCCTGATAGTCTGAGCTTATGCTGAATTAAGATTGTCCTATGGCTTCTTGAAACTTTTTCGCAAATATGATATGATGCTTTTGAAAGGTGGGATAATCCATGCAACAGAAAATAAAAACGCAGTTTCCAGGTGAATCAGTCAGCTTTTCGGTTTACTATGATGAGCCGGAAAATTGCCCGCTCTGCCACTATGCCATTACTCCAAAATGTATTAGTTATGCCTGGTACAAAGACAACCTCGACCATCGGCATTTTGCTATCTTTTATACCTGTACCCATTGTTTTCGCCCATTTGTTGCCCATTTCATCGATAGGTTTCCAGACAATCCTCAGATGTCTCCTCAGCTTGATTACTGTGCGCCCAGTTTCTTTTCTGCACAAGAGTTTGAAAAGAATATCAAAACCTTGTCCCCTCAATTCGTGAAGATATTCAATCAAGCCCTTGAGGCGGAAAGCCGACAACTCGACGAGATTGCGGGCATCGGCTACCGGAAAGCTTTGGAGTTCTTAGTCAAGGACTATTGTAAGCACATACACCCCGAACAAGGCGCTGAGATTGAGCGGCTTCCGCTGGGGAAATGTATCTCCGATCTCATTGCGCAGCCGTCTATCAACATCCTTGCCAGCCGTGCCGTTTGGATCGGCAACGATGAAACGCATTACACCCGCAAGCTGGAAGGCCGCGACATATCGGATATGAAAACCTTCATCCACGCCCTCGTACACTATGTCGGGATGGAGCTCATTGTTGAGGACGCGGCCTCTATTGCCCCTGCTCACTGAACGACTCTTTTTCCCAGCAATTCGCCGTTCAGTCCCCAATACTTGGCTACAATCCGGAACGGATCCTCCGGTGTACCATGTCCGACTTCCTCTTGGGTCTCGATCACCGTCACCACCCTTGCGCTGTCTAACCCTCTGGGCTCGGCAGCGCATTTTCCTTTGGTATTCTCCACGTCCCCACTCACCTCCTCCCTGTCGTTTCTATGTCCTCCTAGTTGCTCCAACCCGCCAGATGTGGTAAAATTTATCTGAGAAAGGGGGCCGTCACTTTGACCGATGCCGAAGCGCTGCGTAAGCAGATCCATGATTTCGTTAACAGCGCCAGCCTGAATGATGGCTGTGTACCGCCCTGCACCGCCGAGGAGATTAACCGGGTGGTCGACCGGCTTGTGCCGGTGTTGGATGATATCCTTGGCGATATAGAGGGTATCCTGTGATCGTCCCGCCGTTTTCGGCGGGGCTTTCTTTTTGTCGGGCTGAACCACCGCCGGACAGTCACGGTGCCGTCCCTGTGATGGTGGATCGCCTCGTGCATGTACAGCATCGCTCACTCACCTCCTCCCTGTCGTTTCTGCGTCGATCGTCAGCAGCAGATCAAGCAGCTCGCCCATGTCCATCTTCAAGGCTGGTGCGATTCGGTTGATCTCCCTGACGTTGGTAACATAATGGCCGTTGACAAGAAAGCTGACCTTTTGCCTTTGCCAGCCCATTGCGGCGGCAAAGGCTTTTTCTGTGCCGTACACGGCCTTGATCTGTGCTTTCAGCTTCGCCATAGCCACCCTTTTTGTCATCTGGATTCCTCGGCGATTTTCTGTTCGCATTCATGGCATTTCCTGAGACAGTTCAGCAAGCAGTGCCGCGTGTAGTTGCCCAGTGTGCGGTACTTCTTCACCAGATCCAGCTCGTTTTCTGTCAGCACCAGCGTGCCGCAGTTCTTGTCCCGCATGGCCAGCAGCTCTCTGTACTCGTTCTCGCTCAGCATCCCCATCTGAATGGTGGAGGTGTTTTCGCTCCGAACCTCATCGCCCCACAGCAGCACCGCCGGGTGAATGTCGAAGTATGCGCCGATGCGGGCGGCGGCGTCCACTGATGGCTGAAGCGCACCTTCCTCCCATGCGATCACGGTGGATGCTCTAACGCCTGCCACCTCGCCCATCTCCTGTTCGCTCAGCCCCCACGTCTCCCGCAGGTTCTTTTCGTTTGCCGCGAAGCGAATCGGGTATGTTCTGATGCTCAGTCTTGCCATATGGTTTCCTCCTCCATTGTTTACAAATTGTTCAAACGTTTGTTGCATATATGCAATGCTTGCCTATTGCATTCCGCAATAAATCTGTTATAATGTAAGTGTCCTTGAAAGAGGGCACGTCTCCTTCCCGCTCATGCTGTCCGCCTCCCCACTGCGTTGTATCCATCAACGAAAGGAGGTGAGAAAATGAAAAAGCAAAATTCGGTAAGGACTTCTTCAAATGTTTCCACTGCTGCCAGTAAAGTCTTGTCTTCTCCTTCCAGTAGCAAGACTGCCAAGCAAGTGGCTGGTTCTGCATTGGTGAACCGCAAGAAAACTACGAAGAAGTAAATGGAGTAAACAGTCGAGGCTACCCGCCCCTCGGCTGTTTTTTCATGCCCTCTTTCAAGAACACTTACATGGTCAAGAATCACCAGCAAAAGAAAACGGCCACAGCTTGTTCTTTGGTCATCCTTGTCCGCTTCGCGATCTTTTCGGCTTGTTCGACAGTGAACTTTCCGCCGCCAGACTTGAACTTCCGGTATAGGGTCGATTTATTCATTCCGGCACCGGCTGCGACTTCTTCCATTGTTACATCATTCTTTTTTGCGATCTCTTTTAAGAGCTTTACATTCGCACTCATGTTATGTTCCTCTTTTATGCAAAAGGTGCATTATGTAACTTCTGGCGCAAAAAAATATTTGCAGAATTCTTCTGAAGTTATCTGTAGTAAATCAGCTAATAGAAATGCTTCATTCAAAGAAAGCGGTCGAATGTTGTTAATTTTTTGAGAAATAGTACACTGTGCAAGGTGTAGCTTGGCTGCAACATCACCTTGTGACAACCCACGTTCCTTAATTCTCTGCTTGATTGCCTCTGATGCCACCATTTCTTTTTCACCTCCCTTGTTGTTGCTCTAGGCAACTTTTCTTCAATATAGCATGAGTAGCAAAGTTTGTCAAGTCCGTCATGCAACTTTTTTCAAAAAGTTGTTGCAATCTGCAAAAAACCATGGTATAAATATTACGCAAAGCAATAACATTTTAGGAGACGCATATATGCTTTCTTACAACATTCAACAAATTGGCGCTCGAATTAAAACACGCCGCGAATATCTTCATCTTACTCAGATAGAGGTTGCCAAAAAGGTTGGCATCAATAAGGGAACGCTTTCTCGATATGAAAACGGACGTATTGAACGCCCTAAGCTTCCCGTTATTGAATCCATCGCCTCGGCTCTTTCAGTACGCCCTGATTGGCTTCTTGGCATTGTCGATGATCCTACGCCTTATACGGACAAATGTTCCGACGGTCTTTCCAGCGACGAATCGAAGCTGGTAGACATCTACCGCAGCGTGACGGAACAGGGGCAGCAGGAGATGATGGCTCATGCCGATTACATCGGGGAACGCTACAAGAAAAAACCCCTCCGCATCCGCCGACAAGGCAATGTGATCTATTGTGATTTCAAACGCCGATAAACAAAAAACCAGCCCGCCCCGGTTCCCCGGAACGGGCTGGTGTGTAGCTATTCTATTTTCCCTTCGGTTTCCAGTTGGGATTATACCGTTTGCATGCGGTCTCCAGCTTGCGGAAGTCGCAGCAGACCTTTTCATAGAACGGATTTTTTCCGCTCACTTGCTTCGCGTATGTATTGATGGCGCGGCGCTCTATGATGTCTTTGTTCTTGGCGCAATAGTGGAACTGTTTCAGCAGCAGCGTCTGATACGCTTTGTCCGTCTCTGCGGCAATGTCAAATTCGATCAACTGCCCCTGTTTTACCGGCACCATGTTATTAAAGCCCATGATGCCCAACCGGCCTTCATCCAGTTTCAGGATGGGGCCGCCGGATTTGATATTGGCGTGGTTCGGCTTTGGCGATTCCAGCGGCACATAATAGTTTTGCCCGTTGACCTTCAGCACGACCCCCACATAGGGACGCCGCTCACCCTTGTTGAACTGTACCCGTCTGTCCGTTCTGTGGAGATATGCGATGTATTCTTCTCTGATATGATAAAACTTCAAATAGCCCATCCGTTATCCTCCGTCGAAAGAAATGCGGGATAGCAGTGCCATCCCGCATTTTTTAGTTCCCCACTCACGGCAGGGGCTCGCCGCTTTTTTCGTTCTCTATTTTCGGTAAGAGCTCACCGCTTTTTTCGTTCCCCACTTTTTCAGGCAGGCAGGGGCTCGCCTCTTTCGGGCAGATGGAGATTGACGCGAGTCAATTCTTATCTGACCAGAAGCTTTCGCTTCTGGTGTTCATAGTATATTACGTCTGTTCAATTTTGTAAACACTTATTTTGTAAATTTTTGCGCAATTTGTGACCTTTTTTACCCATTTGTGTAAATAGATGCATTCCAAGGAGGTGTCCTATGATAGACTACAAAACCGCTGCGGCCTATATCCGTGTGTCCACCGACGATCAGGTGGATCTCTCCCCCGCCTCCCAGCTGGTGGAGATCCGCAAGTGGGGCGCCGCCAACGGCTACCTGATACCAGATGAATATGTGTTCGTGGATGAAGCCAAGTCCGGCCGGAAGGTCACAGGCCGGGATGACTTCCGCCGCCTGATTGCCACCGCCAAGACAAAGCCCAAGCCCTTTGACGCTATCCTTCTGTGGAAGTTCTCCCGCTTTGCCCGCAACCGCGACGATGCTGTGTACTATAAGAGCATTCTTCGCAAGCAGCTGAAAATCGACGTGATCTCCATTAAGGAGCCTATCGAAGAAGGCAAAATGGGCGTCATCATGGAATCCATGATCGAAGCCATGGACGAGTATTACTCCATCAATCTGGCCGAGGATGTCAAGCGCGGCATGGAGGAGAAACACCGCCGGGGTGAGCTGCAATCCACCCCCGCTTTCGGCTATACCGTCGAAAACAATGTCCTTGTTCCCGTCCCGGACGAGGCCGTCTATGTGCGGGAAATGTTCCGCCGCTTCAATGCCGGGCAGGGCACTTACCACATCGCCCGCTGGCTCAACGATATGTGCGTCAAAACTCACCGCGGCCGCCCCTTTGAAAACCGCACCGTGGAGTATATCCTCCGCAATCCCGTGTATATCGGCAAGCTGCGGTGGAACCCCACCGGGCGCAGCCGCCGGGACTTTGATGATCCTAATATCATCCTCGCTGACGGCCAACACGAGCCACTGGTGACGGCAGAGGAATTTCAGGCAGCTCAGACCCGCTTTGACCAGCAGAAGGCGATCCGTCCCTATCATGGCCGCCCGTTGGGCAGCAACAAGGACTGGATCAGCGGCCTTGTGCGCTGTGCCTCCTGTGGCGGCACCATGATTTTTGCCAAACCTCATTACTGGAAGTGCAATAACTATGTCCGGGGCCGCTGCCGCACCGCTCAGCACGTCTCTGGCGATGTGCTCAAGTCTGCCATCATCGCCCGCCTGCAAGCTGACGCCGACGCCTCCGGCCCGTTTGACTACGATGTTGTGCGCGTCACCCAGAAGGACGGCGACCGTGTGGCCACCCTCAAGGCCCAGCGCCTTTCTCTGGAGCGCCGCCTTGTTCGCCTGCGTGAAGCGTTCCTTGCCGGTGTAGACACCATGGAGGAATACCGTCAGTCCAAGGACGAGACCGCCGCCGCCATCCAGAACATCGACCGGGCCATTGCGGAAGCCAATACCGAAAACCGCCGGATCGGCGACCCCCGTGTCATGCGCAATGCCATCCGCGATGCCCTGACCATCATCACCGATGACGCCGCCACCCTGGAGCACCGCTGCAACGCTGCCCACTCCATCATTGACCATATCACATGGGATAAGACGCAGAACCTCCTCACCGTCCACTACCGCCTTCTGCTGGACTGATTTTTTTATTTTACTCTCAATAGTAGTCTATTGCCATCCGGTGGCCCTTATCCCCATAAGCTACGAAAACACCCGCTACAACGGGTGCTTTCGTGCTGTATCCATTACCTATTCAGCCGCCGGACATTCGCCAGCATCTCCGATACTGTGAGATTGCTTCCGGAAGAATAACCTCCGACCGTCCTACCATTCAGCCGCCGGACATTTGCCAGCATCGCTGATACCGTAAGGCCACCACCGGAAGAATAGCCTCCGGCTGTTCCGCCATTCAGCCGCCGAACATTTGCCAGCATTTGGGAAACTTCGGAATTTGTGTTGCCCTTCCCCAAATAGCTGTTCAAGCTCTGCTGCCACTTTGGGGTGTTGTCCTCATCATCCTCCTCTTCGGCCAGTATTTCAGCCAGCCGGACGGTGGACTGCTCTGCCGTCATCCCCTGCACCCACGGCGCTTCCCCGTGGGTACTGCTGGCATAACTGTTCAGGTAGTACAGCGCGTCCTTCTGGCTGTCCGGCAGATCAAGGGTGTTGATGGCGTTCAGCTTCGCTTCCTTCTTCGTCAGGCCGCTGGTGGTAAGCTTATATTGGAAATACTGATAGTCGCTGATGTCGGCATCCAGCAGCGCATAGATCTTTTTCAGATCCTCTTTCCCGGCCACAAGGTTCTTATAGAGGGATGCTTTCTGCTGCTCTGTCAGGTCACTGCTGTCGATCAAGCGCATTTTCTCCGCATCGGTCTCCAGATCCTTCATATCCATCAGCAGGTTCGTGACGGTGCCGTAGTCGGCCTCGGAATGATATTCCACTGCGTCCATGGCCTCGATCTCCTTGTCACTGGCCATGGTCTGGTAATAGGCCACCCATTTGCCGCTGTCATTTACCTGGGACTGCCGCAAGATTTCCCGCTGCCATTCTGCTTCCGTGAATTGTTCGGTTTCTTCGGCTTCCTTCAGCTCCCGGATCAGGTCATAGCTGGCCTTGGCAGATACTCCGACGTCCTGCATCTGTTGGAAGGTGTCGGTCTGCTTTTCCGTGAAGTCGCTGGTGCGTTCGGCGTAGTATGCCTGGGATTCATCCAGCGCGCTACGGCCAAACAGCAGGCCCTTGGCGACGTTCCATGGCGTCTGGTCCACCTGATACCGCAGCTTGCCCTTGGAGTATACGCCGCCCTGGCCCACAGCGATACCGCCTTGCAGCGTCTTTCGTGCCTGGTTGCCCGCATAGACGAACTCGCCCGCCGCTGTCAGCCCCTTATCCAGCGTGTCCATGCTGAGCAGGCCGTTATTTTTCACGGATTCCGCAAAGTCCTTCACCTTGGAAAGGTCTGTGGTCGGCAGCGTCTGGTCTCCGACACCCAGCAGCGCCGCCACCTGGCCCACAACGGGAACGTCGTTGGCAATATCGCCCCACAGACTCCCCAGAAATGCCCACCAGTCCTTGTCGGCGTCATCTTCATCATCGTCATCCTTTTTGAACAGCCGTCCGTCAAGGAGCTTCTGTATCACATCCTCCACCATTGCCAGCTTCGACACGCCCATAGACTTGCCCAGCGCTTCCATGACGCTGCCAACCACGTCATACGGTACCGGCGATCCGCCGGACAGCGCCCCGATGCCCAGATTCAGCAGAAACGCATACGTCATGTACTTTGCCACCCGCACGCCCATGGTGCCTGCGGCGTAGGCCTTTCCTTTTTCCCGTGCCATCTGCCGCACTTCGTTGGGTAGATCACGACTTATATGCTCCCAACTGTTCAGTGCCTCCAGCTGGAACCGCGTCACGATCTGCCAGAAGGGATTTTTCGTGTCGAACAGCATGGGCTTCTCACCTCTGGCGCGAGAACCCATCACATGACGTCCGAATTCGTCCGCCAGCTTCATGGCGTCCTCGTGGCTCTTCCCGGCTCTGATCTCCTTCAGGTACTTGCTGCGCACCGCCACGTAGGACGTGAAGCTGTCCACCGCCTCGATTGGGGAAAAGCTCCATTCCTTTACCTGTTCCCACGTGGTTTCCGCTTCCAGCAGCCAATCGATGCCCTTCTTCCCTTTCAGGAAATTGCTCTCCTGCACGAAGTCGGCCCGATCCTTCTTGCTCTTGAAGAAGTCGCCTATGGCGTGCAGCGTGGCTCTCTCGCCGTTCTCTGCCGCTACCATGGGGATCTGCGAAGTCTGGTTCAGCGCTGAACTGACGTTAAAGGCCAGCTTGGCCCCGCCGTACTTGCCCGTCAGGGTATTGATCCAGTTCAGCGAGCCGCGCCCCGTGGCCGCCTCTGCCCCACGGTCTGCCATGTTCTGCTTGCCCGCCAGCCGGTTGGCGTAGTTGTCCAGATACTTTGCCATCTCGCTGTATCGTGTCACGTTGCCGATCTGGTCATACAGCTTGCCAATGTAGTCCTCCAGAAATACTCTGGCGTCACCCGGAGCCAGCTCTGTGCCTTTCTGTACAACGCCGCTCACGCGCAGAAAGTCCGCGATCTGGTCATTAGAGAAGTCACGTGCGCCCTCCGCCTGATTGATCAGTTCGCTGGCCTCCTCGCTACTGTAGGTCTTGCGGATGTACTTTTCCGCCGTGCGGATACGCATGATATCGTCCGTGTGATAGAAGATGTTGCTCAAGTAGTAGATGTACTCCTCAAAGCCCTTGGCGATATCGTATTCCGTGTTGACGCCGTGCCGCTCCTGAAAGAACGGGTTGTACTGCTTATAAGGCTTCAGGTCTGCCGTTTTGCCGGAGATAGACGTGGGCAGGCTCATGGCCGTGTCGTCCAGTCCCAGCAGCTTCAGCGCCTTGGAGAAGGCGGTTTTCTCTGCCTCCGGCTGCATGTGCGGGGCATATCCTTCGATGAAGCCGATGGGCTGATACCCATGCGCCACAAGGAAGCTGTTGATGCCGTCGTACAGTTCCCGGTAAAGGCCGCTGTATGCCTCCACCGCGCTGTCCACCGCCGTGCTGTCGGCGCTCTTGCTGTCGTGCAGCTCCTCCAGTGTCCGCAGATAGGTCTGGTAATTTTGCAGGTCTTGATATTCCTGATAAGACGGATCAATGCCGAACTCCTTGGCGGCGTCCGCTGCCGACGCGCCGTTCCGCACGTTTTCCACAGCGCCTGTGTACTGCTCGTCGAAAGCGGCCACCCGCTTCTCAGATGCCCGGTATTCTACGATCTTCTGTACCAGCTCACGCTCCTTGCGGTTCAGCGGCCGTTCCTCGCCCTTGCTGTCCTTAAAGGTGCGCACCCGGTCAAGCATGGAGTTCACCCAGTCGATCTGCCGCCCGTTGTTTTCCGTCACCGGATAGAACAGCGTTTCATAGACCTTCTTGCCGTGCTCTGTCCCCCATTCTGTGGCGCAGATACGGGCCGGGGTTTGTAGGTTTCGCCGTAGGGTGCTGGTCGTTTTAGCGATCCTGCCGCTGTTCTTGCGGTCGCCTTTCCCGTTTGTCCGCAGACCGCCCTCGTCATAGGCCACATCCATGCCCAGCAGCGGCTCCATCTTGGCTTCCTCCCGCTCCATGATGGTGGCCCGGCGCTGCCGCAGCAGCATGGTCTCCGGTGCGCTGTCCAGCGTGCGATAAAAGTCGGCCAGCGTTTCCACCGTTTCGCGGTTCACTGTGTTAGGAATGTCCGCCGCGTCCAGTGTGCCGTCCGCCAGCTTCCGGGCAAAGGAGCGCTCCTTCTCTGTGGCGGGTATCTTGTTCATCTGCCGTTGTGTCTGCTTCCGGGCGGAGCCGTTCCACTGCATTTCCTGTGCCAGATTGTCGATACCCGCATAGTCCGCCTCCGAACCGAACGGAGCTACCCCCAGCTTTTTCAGCGCCTCCGGCATTTCCCGGCCCTGCTGTTCCTGCTGAACTCTCTGCTCCACGGCCCGCTCCGCTGCCGCGTCGGTCATGGCGTCCATCTGCCGCACACGGTCCCGGACACTGGCCTTTTCAGCCTCTGCCTTGGCCCTGGCGCGCTCCTCGTAGGTGGTCAGCTGTGGACTCCGCAGGCCGTTGTCAACGGCTTCATGCAGCGCATCGATATTATCCACCAGATTAGCGACGCGTTCCGCTCTCTGCTCTGCCTGCCGCTCCTCATAGGTGGTCAGTCTGGGGACTTGCAGCGGAGCCGCCGGTGCTGCCGCATATTCTCCGCCGTTCTGCATACCCTGTGTATTGACAGCTGTTCCACCTTGTGGTACACTTGTCTCAGAGAAAAAGCTTTGCGGCGGGCCGCTTTGGACGTTAATCACAGGGACGGCACTCTCAGTAGTGTTGGGCATTGTGTACCGTGACATGCGAGTTTTTTCCGCATAAGAGAGTGCAGACTTGGCCGCTTCGGGCGTAAAGGTGTTGGGCGCATTTGTGCCATTCCCCTCCAAGATAGCGCTCTCTTTTGCATACAGCGTATTAAGCTCCAGCGTCCCCCGTCCCTTATTGTCGAACTGAATCGTGATAATTTTTCCGCCGGGAAAGGCCTTGCTGAACACAATGCCGCGTTTCCCGGCATTTTTGTTTCCAGTCCCCAGATTTCCCGGCTCAATGCTGTCCGGGTTTGTTACAACATCAGGTAAAGCATCCAGCATCCATGTTTCCAGTGGAATGTTTCCCTTCGCTATTTCTGCATCAGAATTTCCGTGCTGATCCATCACGTGCTTTACGTCGTCACTCGTAACAATGAAATCACGGCCATTTACATTGTAGCCAACAATTTTCGATATGTCCTCTGCCATATTATTCGGCATCGGGGCAATGTAAAGCTGCTCCAGCTTTTCGCCGAGGTGACTTTTTCTGCCGCTCTTCCATCTGTCGAAAAAGTCGGAGATGCTTGTGTCGATGCCGGCAATGATATTTCGAAACGTCCGTGCGTCCTTGCGTTTCGCTGCGGCTTCCTCCGCCGTATACCTCGTTGCGGTACGTTGTCCGCTTGCTTCCGCCGCCATCCGCTGCTCATATGTCCGGCCCTGTTCGTCGACCAGCCGCGGCATACGCAGTCCGTCCCGCGTGGGCATGATCCGCCCCATGGCGTCGCTGGCCCGCTGAGCGTTAGCTGCTCTGTTCGCGCTGCCAAGACCGTTGCGCCTCAGATCGGCGTAATAATTATTCTCCGCCGTCTGCGCCTGGCCCTGCTGTACGCCCCGCACCAGCTGCTGGCCGCCGCCGAACATACCCATGGCTGTGCCCAGCAGAAAATCATAGCCCCATTGGGCCAGATCATCTGTAGACCAGACGGGGCCTTTCCCGTCATCCAGCCGCAGCAGACGGTCAGCCAACGGATTCAGCAGGTCACTGGTCACTTCCTCCACACCTTCACCTACTGCGTTGACGATCCATGTCAGCAGCGCTTGCCCTGTTGCGTTCTCCGTTAGCTTGCCCACTAGCTTTTGCACCAGTTCATCCGCTGCCGCGCCGCCGTAGATTTTGGAGAATGCGCCGAACATCTTTTCCGTGAAAACCTCAATGCCGGCGCTTTTCAAGCCGGCAAGAAACTGCTGGCCTTCGCTCTTACCTTCCCGCCGGGCCTCGCCCGCCGCCTGTCCATAGCTGCGCATGCCCATCATGACAAGGCCGCTGCCAGGCAGGATTAGGTTGGCCAGCGCGTCCCCGGCCATCTGTGTACCGGTCACGCCCATGTCCACCAGAAACTGGCCCACCGTTCCCAACCCCTGCTTGGCTTCCTGCGTGTACTGTTGCCCTCTCTCCGTCAGGCGGATGGCGGCGTCAAATATTTTCTGCTGGCTCTGCTTTTGCTGAACCCTTCGCTGCCGCTCCTGCAAAAGAATGCTGGTGTTGATATCCGTTCCCTTTTCACGGTTTTCCCGCACGGCGCGGCCCAGATCGCCAAAGCCGGAGAACTGCCCCATGCTCTGCTGCCCTGTTGTCGGTCGGAACTGTCCGGCGATTTCCGCAAAGCCGCTGGCGGTCTGTGCGGCGCCTGCTTGTACCGTTTTTGCGATCCGATCCATGGCCTTTCCGGCTTTACTGTAGTCCCCCGCACCGAAGGCCTGAATGTTGGGCAGCTTCAATGTCAGCGCCTGCGGTGTCTGTGTCTGCATCGGGGTGGCGGACTTTGTCAGCTTCGGCACTGTTATCTGCTGCACAGGCAGCTGTACCGGGGTCACGCTGCTGCCGCCCAGCGCGGTGCCCTTCGTGGTGCGCGGCGTGGCCGACGGCGTATTCGTCTTATTTTTGCTGTTCTGCGCAAAGGGAAACAGAGAATTGCCGGAACGGGGCGCAGAAAGCGCCCCGTTTTTCTGCTGCTTTTTCTTCTGCTCCTTGCGCGGATCGTAATCATCCAGAAAGCGCATGCTGTTCTCCTTCCTGTGTTATCTCACGCGCAGATACGACACCGTTCCGTCTTTATCATTCACAACTTTTTTCACCTCGCCCCTATCGATCATCCGCTGGATCTCGGCGTAGGTGAAGCGGCCGCCGCCGGAAAGGGCGATCCAGCCTTTTCCATTGGGGTTGTTGATGTTAGAGTTGCCTCCCATGATCTGGTCATACGCCGCCTGTGTTTTCGGCCCCATTATGCCGTCCACCGTCAGGTTCGCGCCCCTGGCGTTCAGCTCCTGCTGAAGGGCAGCTACCTCGGCATCATACCCGCTTCCGCTGTTGCCACCACTGGAATAGGACGCCGCCCGTGCCTCCTGAGCCTGCTGGGCGGCCAGCTGGCGGTTGAACATATCGATCTCCGCCTGAATGCTGCGCTCGTTCTGGAGGTAGCTGGCATACTGCGCCTGAATCTGGCTGAGATAGTTTGCCATAGCCTCCGCCGCCTGGGCATCACCCGCCAGCTTTGCGCTGGTGATGGCCTGCTGCAAGTCGGAGATGGTGCTCTGGTACTGGTTGGTCAGGCCGGTCAGATCGTTTTCGTAGTTGGTCTCGCTGGCAATGCGCTGGCTGTCCGCCATGCCGCCGTACACGCCGTTGGCCGCCAGTTCCTGATCCATGTTCCGCTGGCTCATCATCTTGTTGATGTAGGCCCGCCGGGCGTTTTCCTCATAGTCCTTGCCGGCATTCTCAATCTGGCTGTTGTATTGGTCGGTGGCGGCCTGCACCTGCGCCTCAATGGCTTTCTGCACCGCCGCCTGATAGTCGTCTCCGCCCACCCGCTTCAGGTATTCGCTATAGCTCATGAGTCCGGAGTAATCCGTCCCACCGGAACCGTAGTAGTCATCATAGCCGCCTTGCCCTATGGCCCCCTGATATTTTGTCCATGCGTCCGCCGCGCTCAGTCCACCAGCTGCGGCAGTGGAGTTTTTGCCCCACATACCGT